TTATTTTTGTTATATACTCATTATAATCGATTATAAAACTGAATTCAACCTCTAGTGTGCCACTTTATGAAGTGTCTACTACGGGTTGTTTTTTGTATGAGATGGAGTATAGTAGGAATGTAAACGTTATCCCCGCTCTATGGACTACGAAGAAATCCTGAAATGCTACGAAGGAGAGACAGACATTCATGCATCAACATCGTTTGAGTTTGGTTTGATGAATGACCTCTACTACCAATTGTTCTACTCATACCCAGAGGTGGACTAATGGGAGCGAAACAGAAAATTCAAAATCTTAAGAACTTTGCTTCTTTGGATAAATCATTTAAAGAGTGGTTGACAACTTGCCCAAGAGATTACATTTGGCAAATAGACGATGTAACAAAAAATCATGAGGGAACATTTACTTTTAGGAGGACTAATGGGAGCGTATTGTGACCGTTGCGGAAACTTTGATGAAGGGTTCCGTGAAGAGATGGAGTATCCCAAAGACGGGCAACATTGTATACAGGACTACCAACCTGATATGTACTACTATTGGGATTCCCCGCTGGAGGAGGAGTACGATTGGAGAGATGCGATACCGTACGCAGATTGCTTATGTGAAATCTGTTTTGACATTCTGAATGAGGAGGGTAAACTGAAATGGAAATGAAAGAAGTAAAAGCACAGATAAAGGATTATGTGCGTGACCATTACAAGTACTACGGTTGGTACCCGTACGATGTAGAAGTTGGAAACGTAGTATACTCATATGAAGAGTACATGGATATCCTGAGTATGACAGTTTAAAAACTGTCTACTTTTTCGTGCATCCGTGTGCGTATCCATTATAATAAGTACATACACAAAAGGAGTCCCTTATGCCTAATTGGTGCTACAACAGAATTGATGTCTATGGAGAAGAAGACACAGTTGACCAAATCAAAGAAATTCACGACATTTTTGCGAATGAGAAACAACCATTTAATCAGATTTTTCCTATTCCTGATTTCAAGAATATTCCCAATGACAAAGGAGAACTACCCATCCTTGAACAGCATAAGAATGATAAGGGGGAGATTATGTGGGAAACTTACAATTTTCCAGATGGTAAGAATGATGACAGATGGTATCACTGGTGTATTGCAAACTGGGGAACAAAGTGGGATGTTTCAGAACTCGACATAGAATATGATGAGGAGGTTCTGGAACTTACATTTTCGACTGCGTGGAGTCCACCCGAAGGAATTATGCAGGAGTTAAAAGATAAGTATCCTGATTTAGGATTCTCTTGTTTCTATGATGAGCCAGGAATGGAGATTGCAGGATACTATTAGGACAGTTTAGAAAGTGTCCACTTGGGGTTGCATTGCGTAACCCCAATCATTATAATTAAAGTAAATCAACCCCCAAACATTATGAGAAAGATTGAAGAGCAAATGAACAACGCTATCAGACACAGAAAGAACTGGTCAGGTAGTAACACTACAGTTCGTTGCTACAAAAAAGATGGCATCACTACTGAAGTTGATGTCTTGCTTCACGGTAACTGCATTGCGTGGTTTGATACTGCATCTAATGATTTTAACATCTCTAGTGCAGGTTGGGAAACAGTAACCACCAAGTCAAGGTTAAATGCAATTCTTGATGAGTTTGCGTCAGGTTCTAGAGTTATCCAGAGGAACTTTGAGTGGTTCCTATCAGACTTCGGAACTCTTAAACCATTCGTTGACGGAATGAAGATTTAAAAAAACATCTAGTCGAGACTTAAGCATGTCTTAACAATCTCGACTAGATCGCACACACATCATGTGCTATAATCAAACTAGATACACACACCCCCATGAACACACTTAATTTAACTGACGGACAACTAGAATACCTACAACAACTAGTCATGTTCGGATATGAAATGGAAGTCCCAGAGCAGAAAGGTTGGGACATTCAAACCTACGATAACCTAGTTGATGAGGTGATGAAGTGATTGACACCTATAATCAAGCGGGTTTCGTGCGTAACATGGAGACGTACGGGTTACGTAATATGATCCGTGCACTCAGTATCATGGAACTTCTCAATACTGAGGAGGAAAACCAAAGGTTAGCACTGGCGAAGGCAGAAATCAAGCGACGTTGTGCCAGAAAATAAACTGGCACACTAGGGGTTGCAAAAAAATCCAGCTGCCCTATAGTAGGAATGTAAACAAATTTCCCTTACAATTATGACTATTGATGAATACAAAGATTTAATTCTTGAAGATGAAATTAACATAGGTTATGATGTTGAAGATGATGATCTACCAGATCAAATCGAAGATGAAGGATTCCATGCGGTTTATGATCCGTTAGATGAATTATTTGGAGAACCAATCGCAGGTTATTCTTTATATTAATTTAATATTTGGGGGTTGCCATGCGTGACCCCTAATACTATAATAAAAACAGTTACCCCTAAACTATGGAAATTTCACCAACAACAACTTTCACAGACGAAGAGCATGCACAGGAACTTCTAACAGAATTATTAGAAGATGGGCATGACGAAGATGACATGAAAGGATTTATAGAGATTTTCGGTTCTAAAGCATTTTATGAGAACTATGAAGATTATCTTAGAATGATTGATCAGTATGATCAAGAGACAGTAGACGCATTTCTAAATGCTGACTTTGACATAGATGACATCTCAAGACTTGAAGATGCTTACTATGGACAGTATGACACCGAAGAAGAATTTACGGAGAATTTCGTAAATGAATGTTACGGGTTGCCAGATATGCCCACTTGGATCGCTATCGACTGGGAGAAAACATGGGAAGATGGACTCTCATGGGATTATACATTCTACAACGGATACGTATTTTGTAACCACTACTAGGACAGTTTATAAAGTGGCACATAGGGGGTTGCGTATCCCCTATGCGTTACTATAATTAGTATATAAGTTATTATTTCCCTATGACTAAAGCAGTTAAATTTCAAGCACTAAACACTTTCAAACCTTATGCGGTATTTTACAGGACTGGCGGGCAGATTGAAAAATTTCATTTTATTAATGGTTGGGGGGCATCTGTTGCTAATCACGACGGGTCTTATGGTGGAGACGAAGGACTCTACGAACTTGCCGAAATCAACCCGAATGGACATATCGTTGATGAGTCCATTAAAGGATACCTAACCTTTGCGGAGGTTGATTGCTATCTGAGAGAAATTTCAGAATATTAAGAAAGTGTTAAGGGTGGTTGACTTAATCACCCTATCCACTATAATAAGTATATACAAAAGGAGTTCCCCCCAATGTCTACATTACATCACGAATCAATACTCGAAGATTGCTTAGTTGAAGCAGAAGAGAACTTCAGAGTACATAACAAACTAACTCAAAAGCAGTTAGATGAATTACTTGTTAGGTCAGAAGGAGTTAGACTTGCAATAACCAAGCAAGCACAGAAACTATTTGACGATAGGTGCATATAGTTTAATGGGCATTTCAGCGATATGTAAGACCCATTGTGACAGTTCACAAACTGTCATACCATAACCCCAATTAGTAGCATTTGGGGTTATAATAAGAATAACAGCAACCGAAGTAAATGACTTTGACCCTTACAGAGACAGAAAAGAGACTTCAAACAACTAATTTTGAAGCACTACCAAAACCCCGAAAAAATAAGGGGGTTCGGGGTCAACTGTTAGAACTTGCTTTGGGAATCCCAAACAGTTCCAAATTAACAGATTTGGTAGATGGAGAGTTAAAGTCCTATACTAAAGGGGAATCGGTTGCTGTTACTCAACTTAGACACACATTACCCGAAATTTTCAACAACACCCCATTCAATAAGTCTAAGTTAGGAATCAAAATTTCCCGCACTTTATATGTTGCATTTGATAGAAACAACAAATTTCTAGGAACTGCAACACACACAAAAACAAACCAACTGATTGAACAGGACTACAACGACATTTGCGAGTTCGTCAGAAGTGCAAAAAACTTACACACATTTACAGGTAGAAACGGAGTCTTGCAAATCAGAACCAAAGACAGCAAAGACAGAAACGGAAACTATCACCCAATTAAATGGGAGGGGAAAGAAATCTCAAATAAGGGATTTGCGTTCTATCTAACAGGGAGATATATCAAGGGTCTTATATAAGACTCTTTTTTTTTTCTTTTTTTTAAAAAAAAAAGAGAGCTCCCCCCGTGTCGAACTTTTGCGTCTTCAGTGCGACCCTGCACCTCTTTAAGTTATATACTTATTATAAAGCATGCGAGCACCAATTCAACCCAGCTTGTGCCACTTTTATTACTGGCACACTCTGTTATCTTTTTTTGGAAATTTGTGTTTATAATAGGGTATAAGCAATTAACCCCTTAATTATGTTTAAAGCAATTCAACCATCTATTAACCTTTGGGACACCCCACAAAAATATAATGGGTGGACAGATTGGACAACTTGGAATGTTGCCCTATGGATTAACAACGACCAATGCTATTACAGTATAGCGAAAGATTGTAAAGACTACATGGATTTTTTATATGAGATGCAATATATGATTGGTTCATTCGCAACCCCAGATGGAGCAGACTGGGGGGAAGCGAATATTGAAGAAATGAATGAAGTTATTATGGAGGCAGTTTAAATGTTACAGATTATTAAATCTTTATTAAGTCTACTGGATATTCTCTTTCCAGAGACTATAATAAGGGTAGTTAAACAAACCCTTATGTTCGACAACAAATTACAACCAATCTACGACGGAAAAGTCCTAGTAAATCAAACAGCAATGGACAATCCAGTTGTTCAATCAGCACTTAAAGAAATGTCTTTAAGAAACTTTGAACCCCAAAGAATCAACAATTATGGGGTTTGGTACATCTCAGATAGGCACTAAGATGAACGGAATCAACAAACAACCCCTTTATATTAAGGGGGACATTTCATTAATAGCACGTTACAACAAGTTTGACCAGTGCGTTGAAATTGCCGACATAAACAACCCCTCTGACGGGTGGGTTGACTACGACCCTACACAGGGAGCAAGTAGCGAAGAATTAACAGAAATCTGTAATTCTTTATATGACCGCTGTTTATTAGCGGAATTAGGTGTTGAAGGATTCAAACCCGCAAGCGAACAACACTTAATAAAGTCTTAATATTTGGGGGTTGCAATTCCCCCCATTTTCCTTTATTATTATAGTATAAGTTTAATTCACCCCTTATGACTAAAACACAAAGATTAATCCAAAGAATCCAAGAAAAGGAATCTTTCTATGATATCGCATATATCTGCGAAGACTTCGACACATTCATTACAGAAATTTCTGAATGGGGTGTTGACCATATCGGAGGAGTTGACTTTGACGACCCCGAAGTTAACAGAGGTATGATGAACGCATTTTTTGCTTCATTCGGTTGTACACCTGACGACCCCCACCCCTGTAGCAAGTACGCATTACCCAAGGTTTACGGGTAATGCCACACTTCATTGTAGAAAACATAGAGTTCGACTTTACGGACTCTATGGGAACAATCACAGAGCAGGAGCAGGAATTTATCACGGATAACGCTCTGGGGTTATGGTGGGTAGATTCTGAATGGTTAGACCCCGAAGAAGCACTGATTGAAAAAATTACAGAAAAAACGGGTTGGTGCGTTAGTTCAATTAAATACTGTGAAAACCGACCCCACCCGTTAACTTCTTATATGTAACAAATTGTTTCAGTTCGTGGATATTTACCCCACGGACTGAACATATCCTTTATAATAAGTATATAAATTATTTTTCCTCTTATGTTAATTACAAAATTCGTTGAAGTTCCAAATACAAACATTCAAGAAGAAGTCACTAACGACTTCGGTTATGACCTCTGCTACGATATGGCACAACAATACGGACACGCTCAGTTAGTCTGGTATGCTCTTAACGGAAACAGAGTGGTTGAGGGTGAGTACACCGACAGGGACTAATCCCCCCTGTCTCACCTGAGACACCTATGCGTTCGTGGTCAGCAGTTGGGCGGTTATCCGCCCCCCTTATATAAAATCGCAAGGTACCATTAATCTATAAACGACCCAAATCGACCTGTAAATATAAAACGCACTTCATTTACACAGGGGGTACAGATTTTTTTTCGTGTGTAAAAATGCCCACACAGGATTTGCAAAAAATACCTATGTACTATATACTGGAAGAAGTGAACAGCATACATGAAACACGATTCTGAATCTCAAATCCAACCGATCACAACAGACCCAATCACAGGAGAGTATAAGTTAACGATACCTGAGTGGATGATGAACGAATACGGTTGGTATGAGGGAATGAATCTTGAATGGTTTATTGATATCGGAGGAATCCACATACTCGAAGAGGAAGAATGAACACCTATCACATTTACTTTGACGGTCAATGTTTGTTTAAAAATTTAACAGAAAGTGAATTTAGTATAATTTACGGTAAAATCTATAGTTCATATTTTGGCGAAAGGATTACATATGAAGTAATTACGGAAGTACCCCACGATAAAGAATTTGAACATTCTTACTAATGATTGAAGTTCCTTTTTATAATGATTTTTATTCGATTATAACTCCAGAGAATAAAAATGAAATCGTGAAGCATTGTTTAGACTCATCTCTTGAACTACCAAAAGAGAAGTTTGAATGGGGTAATAATTGCATCAGTGAGAAAGTTGCTTTAAAACTCACAGGATTTACAGAACTCTTAAAACCATATGTCATTGCAGTTCTAAATGAAGTGGTTGATGTAGACTATACATTTAGATTAGATGAAGTATGGAAAAATACTTATCATCGATACTATCATCAAGAAGTACACGACCACGCAGGATACGAACTATCATTTGTAATTTTTATGAATGACGCTCAAGAGAATGATGCAAAATTTTATTTTGTGAATGAAAGAAATCGAGTGACACCTACAACTTGGGTTGATATTAGTGAAGGAATGCCAGATGATTTAGTTATTGAAGCCAATCAGGGAGATATATTATTTTTTCCATCTTTTATGTTACACGGAGTCGCTCCTCATCAATCAGACACTCCTCGAATTACAATCTCAGGAAACATCAGTATCAATCAGGTAGGAGAAAAAACCCTACACGAATGAATAATCAAGTTCATTGACAGTGCATAGATAATGATGTATAATGAAAGTGTAATTACAACATATTATGGCGAAAGGATTTACAGTTAAAGCAAAGAACCCAAAACCAAAAAAGGCAGCAGCCGCACCACAATATGATTATGCAAAGGCAAAAGAAATGATAAAAGGAAAGACAGTTGTATTCTGTCTTCCTGGTCGAGGAGTTTCTTATCAGTTTCTGAAATCCTTTGTGTCATTATGTTTTGATTTGGTTCAATCAGGAGCAAGTATACAGATATCACAAGATTATTCATCAATGGTAAATTTTGCCCGATGTAAGTGTTTAGGTGCAAACGTTCTTCGAGGACCTGACCAGTTACCTTGGGATGGTAAACTCAACTATGATTATCAGTTATGGATAGATAGTGATATTGTATTCAATGTTGAGAAGTTCTATCAGATTCTTCTAATGGATAAGGATATTGCAGCAGGTTGGTATTGTACCGAAGATGGAAAGACAACATCAGTTGCACACTGGTTGGAAGAAGATGATTTCCGCACAAACGGTGGTGTGATGAATCATGAAACGATTGAAAGTATAAGTAAAAGAAAGAAACCATTTACAGTTGACTATACTGGTTTCGGTTGGTTATTAATTAAGAAAGGTGTCTTTGAACATAAAGAAATGCCTTATCCTTGGTTCGCTCCAAAGATGCAGGTATTTGAATCTGGTGAAGTTCAAGACATGTGCGGTGAAGATGTATCATTCTGCCTCGATGCAAAAGAAGCAGGATTTGATATCTGGTGTGACCCAAGAGTTCGTGTCGGACACGAGAAGACGAGGGTGATATGATTGCGATTATCTCAATACTGCTGATAATGGCAATAATCTATTTGTTATTGCGGTATTACGATCCTCATTCATAACTATGGGAAATTACGGATTTACAATTATATTATGGATAGCAATCGGACTCTTTGTATTCAATCAATGGGAAAACCGCAAAAAGAAAAGAAAGTAGGAGACCGTTACAACGTTCTCCGCAAAGGCAAAGTTATCTTCTGGAATGTCTCTGAGTCAGAACTCTTTGACATTATGGAAGACCTTGCAGTTGAGTGCTATTATAATAAGACACTCACATCAAAAGATATTACTTATGAACCTTATATTGAGGAACCTTTAAACAATGGCTAGAAAAACAGGAATGATGGGTACGGCTTATGTAACTGAGACAAGACCCAAAAAAACTCGTCAAGGGCGGGGAAAACACTCGAAATATGCAGCGACCTCCCGTAACTCGGCTCGTAAAAGATACAGGGGGCAGGGTCGTTAATGTCTACGTTAATTACGAATCTTCCTTCTTATGAAGTATGGGTAAGAAAAGAGTACTTAACCGACCATAAGAGTGGACATGGTGAATTTGTTAAGGGTGTATGGGTATCGGCCAAGAGTATTCCTGGTCGTGCCTTTTATTTTGAGACTTATTTGCCCGAATATGCTGCGATGTTTGATAAATTACCCATTTCGGCATTTTTATCGTCTCCAGAATTACCTGACCCTGACATGACTCTTCATAATTTACAGTTTTGGAACTGTATGGACTATGGAGTTGTTGCTGTTCAGAAGCAATTTATCGGTTCAATGCACTATGAAGTGTATACAAGAGACTTTGGCAACCAAACAGGCACTTATATTTGCACTTTAGACAACTATCATGAAAGTGTAGACGCAATTGACTACTCAACAAGTGAACAACCTGCAGAACATAAGTCTCATAACCTTCTTGAACTGGATAATGGGCAGTTTTGTCTCTATCCAAACAACAGAATGAGGATTTACGACAACAGTATTACTCCAGAAACACCAAAAGTGCCCGATTTTAAAGTTTCAACAGTGTATTATCAGGTTGAAAACGGTCATGATCGTGATGGATTGGGTTCAGAAGAGAATTATTTCTGGAAAACAGCAAAAGAACGCAACGAAGTTGAGGAAAAAGAGGAAAGATCACCGTTTGACCCAAAAACAGGTGAAATTAATTATGTTGACCACCCAGAATTAGGATGAAAAACGTCAAAAATGCTCATATGGGTAATCATTTACTCACTGAAGTGTATAATGTACCCTTTGATAAGTTAAATAATTCGGAAAAAATCGGACAAGTATGTGAAAGTGCTTGTAAAACTGAGGGTTTAGAGGTTTTAAACACTTATGTGCATCAATTTGACCCTTATGGGGTGACTTGTACCGTTACTTTAGGTGAAAGTCACCTTTCTTGTCATACTTGGCCTGAAAAAGGATGTGTTGCAATCGATATTTTCACTTGTGGAGCAAAAAATCCACGTTCAGTAGCATGGTGGTTACTAAATTATTTTGATTCTGATGACTATATAATGAAAGACTTAGAAAGATAGGTATAAATAGATAAAACTCCATAGTTTTAATGGCGACTACACGAATATCAAGATCATTTAAAGATATAAGTTTGTCTTTTAAGAAACATCCTGTAACAAATGATATTGCAGTGCTTAAAAATGCAGATGCAATAAAGAGGTCAGTAAGAAATCTAGTGCAAACTATTCCAAATGAAAGATTTTTTAACTCTACGATTGGTTCAGAGGTGAAAAACCTCCTATTTAATAATGCTCTCGGATTTATAGATTTTGGTACAGCTGCAATTATTGAAAAACAAATATTAACTACAATTGAAAACTATGAACCTAGAGTATCCAATTTAGAGGTAAATGTGGAACCTCGACCAGATACCAATGAATTTGAAGTTAATGTAATTTTTGATATTGTTGGTCAAACATTCCCATTACAAGAATTTAAATTCATATTAAAAGCAACAAGATAATGCCAGTTACTAAATTTACAAATCTTGACTTTGATCAGATTAGGACACAAATTAAAGACTATTTAAGAGCAAATTCAAATTTTACTGATTTTGATTTTGAAGGATCAAACTTTTCAGTTTTAATTGACACACTAGCATATAACACTTACATATCAGCATTTAACTCAAATCTTGTTGTCAATGAATCATTTCTTGATTCAGCAACTTTAAGAGAAAATGTTGTATCTTTAGCAAGAAATATTGGTTATGTACCCCGTTCAAAATCGGCAGCAAGGGCAGCAATATCTTTTAATGTAACAGCAAACACCACAAGTCCTACAATGACCTTAGAACCAGGCCTAGTGTGTGTAGGAAGACAGAATGACTCAGATGTAGTGTTCTCAATTTCAGAAAGTATTACTGCAAATACGACCGTAACATCTGGTATTGGAACTGCATCTTTCGGATCTGCAACTGATCCAATACATGTTATGGAGGGAACTTTTCTCACCTCACAATTCGTTGTAGACGGGTCTCTAGAGCAAAGATTCATTCTTGATAACTCAAACATTGATTCATCATCTATCGTTGCTTATGTGGGATCTCCGGGTATTCTGGGAAAACAATATAAATTGATTGATAATATAGTTGGTATAAGTTCTAGATCAGATACTTATCTTATTCAGGAGGTTCAGGATGAAAGATATGAACTTTTATTTGGTGATGGTGTATTTGGAAGAAAACCAGAGAACGGTGCTGTTATAACAGTGCAGTATGTTGTTACCTCTGGATCTGAAGGTAATGGCCCTGAAAATTTTGTATTTGCTGGAAGTTTTAGTGGTAGTAATGGTCAAGTTATAACACCCACAGTAATTCCAAATATAAACACAATAAACGCTGCTTCTAATGGTGGTGATATTGAAACGATTGATTCAATTAAATATTTCGCACCCAGATTATACTCATCTCAATATAGAGCTGTCACATCAAGAGATTATGAAGCAATTATACAATCAATATATCCCAATACTGAAAGTGTGTCTGTAGTTGGTGGAGAGGAGGTAGATCCACCACAGTTTGGCACAGTATTAATAACTATTAAACCTAAGAATGGTGAGTTTGTTTCTGATTTTGATAAAAATCAAATTCTAACAAAGTTAAAGGGTTATTCTCTGACTGGTATAAATCAAAAAATAATAGATTTACAGGTTCTATACGTTGAAATAGAATCATTCATATACTACGACTCAACTAAGGTTGCAGCTGTT